CAAAACGGGAAATCCACGTGGGGTAAGGGGCTGGGGATATGGCGGCTGTTCATGGACCGCCAGGGCCGCCCGCACCCCAGGTGGCCGGCCGCCAAACTCGCGGTGGTCGCCGCCCAGAACCTGGACTACGCCGAGGCCACCTTGACCGAGGTGGTCGACACCATCCGTGATCATCCGCTGCTGGCCCGTGAGCTGCTGCATCACCACCTCACCAACGGCAAGCAACGCGCGATCCTGACGTATCGGCGTAACTGGCGCGCGGCCACCAGCTCGCGTAAGGGTGGCCGGTCGCTGTCGGTGGATTTCGCGTGGCTCGACGAGATCCGCGAGCACACCAGCAACGAGGCGTGGCGGGCGGTCACCCCGACCACCACGGTGCGCCCGTGTTCGCAGGTGCTGGCCACCTCGAATGCGGGGGATCTGCGCAGTGTGGTTTTGCGCGGGTTGCGTGAGGCCGCGGTCCGCAAGATCACCGTCGGTGACACGTTGGATACCCAGACCGGGTTTTTCGAATGGTCGGTGCCCGACGATGTGGACCCGCGCGACGACCGGTACTGGTATTTGGCGAACCCGGCGATGGGGCTGCTCAACGACTTTTCGCTCGATGATCTGCGGGCGCATTTCGAGAACATGGAAGCCGAGGACATGGCTGGCTTCCGCACCGAGTACCTCGCCCTAGATGTCGATACACCGGTGCTCACCACGACCGGGTGGAAAACGATAGGGACAGCCGCACCCGGCGACCAGGTGTTCCATCCCGGTGGCCACCCGGTCGAGATTCTGGGCGCCACGGACGTGTTCGATGACAGGCCGTGTTTCGAGGTGACGACCACCGACGGTCGAACGGTAATCGCTGACGCCGACCATCGGTGGCTGGTGAACGACCGCCGCAGCAACCGGGGCTGGGAGACGCTGACCACACAGCAGCTTCTAGAGAAAGGTGTGACCCGCAATCGGACTGGCGGCAGATATGCCTACCGGCTGCCGGACCAGCACCAACTCGTCAGCAAGCCGGTGGAACTTCCGCTCGATCCCTACGTTCTCGGCGCATGGCTAGGCGACGGAACGGCGAGTAAGCCTGAGATCACCTGCGCGGACGCAGATGTGGACGGTATGCGCGCCGCGCTGGGCATCCCCACCTCGATCACCCCCAATGGCCGGACTGCTCAGTACATCCGCCTGAACCTCGCGCCACCCTGGTCTCACGACGGATTCACCTACCGCGCCAAAGAGATCGGCGTCTGGCGCAACAAACACGTTCCCGAGCGTTATCTGACGGCCGGGACGGAGCAACGGCTGGCTCTGCTCCAAGGTTTACTCGACACCGACGGCAGCATTGACGCCGCCAACCGGGTGCGGTTCTGCAACACCAACAAACAACTGGCCGAATCGGTGCTGTATTTGGCCCGCAGCCTAGGGCAGCGCGCCACCTTCGTGCCGTCGCATAACGGCACCGCGTACATGGTCTGCTTCACCGCCAGCGGCATGCAGCCCTTCCGGCTGCTGCGGAAGGCCGCGCTGATCCACGATTCGCGCTCACGGGCAGGTGAGCGCACCGCCATCAGCATTCGCGCTATCACTCCTGTAACGAGCCGACCGACCCGCTGCCTCACCGTAGACAGCCCAGACAGCCTGTTCCTCGCGGGACGTGACCTGATTCCTACCGCAAATTGCCAGTGGGTGGATGCGCTCAAACCGGGAATCATTCCCGCGCAGGCGTGGAACGACACCATCGACAAACAATCATTCCGCGCCGAGGACGCCCCGGTGTACGCGTGTGTCGACCTGAACTATCACCGCACCCGCGCCTATATCGCGGTGGCCGCGCGGCGCGCCGACGACAAGATCCACATCGAGGTCGTCAAAACCCCCGGGAAGGGCACCGACTGGATCACCGGCTGGCTCACCGCGCGCAAGGATAAGTTCGCGGGGATCTGCATTCAGAAGACCGGCGCCCCGGCGTCGGGTTTGGCCGACGACCTACGCGCGGCCGGGATCACGATCACCGACTGGGGCGGCCCGGTCGCGCAGCTGGCCGCCGGCGCGGGCGAGTTCTACGACGGCATCGTCGACGGCACCATCGCGCACCGCCCGGCGCAGGTGTTGGACCGCGCGGCCGCCTCCACGGTGGCCCGCACGATCGGCGACGCCTGGTTTTTCGACCGGCGCCACTCCCCGGTGGACGCCGCCCCGCTGGTGGCGTGCGCCGGCGCGGTGTGGCTGCTGAACAACCCGCCTCCCATCGTGGGTGATCCGACGGTGTGGGACTGGCCCGACGACGACACGATCGACAAGTGGCGGAAGGAAACCGATGAGCGATTCACATGACGACGACACGAACGTGGTCCCGTTCGGCAGCGGCGGCAAGCTTTATCAGGACGCCCGCGACAAAACCCAGCAGGGCGCGATCGACTACGCCCGCGCGGTCACCGACGCCGAGGAAATGAACCTCGCACCCGAGGACATGGCGCCCGACGAGCCGGAGCCGTTCACGCTGAAAGTCAACAACGGGGTGCGGATGCAGGTCGGCACAATCGAGGCACCCAAGGCACCGCTGGACCGGCGCGAAACCATCTCCACCGCGCTGGAGATCGTGGGGCTGACCGCGTTCTCGGTGGGCTGCTTTTTGATCCATCTGTGGCTGGGCCTGATGATTGCCGGTCTGTGCCTGGTGCTGCTCGGCGTGGCGACCAGCAAAAACTTCACCGGCTAGGGGAAACTGCGCCCGTGAGCATTCTCGCCCGCCTCACCAGCCGCCAGAACGGCATGGAGAAACGCGACTTGATGAGCTCGTCGTTCGTCCCGCCACCCCAGGTCGGGGTGATCGACGACTACCTGGGTGTGCACCGGGCGATGGCCTGTATGACCGTGCTGGCGTGTGTGCGGGTGCTGGCCGACACGATCGCCTCGCTGCCGTGGAAGGCGTATCGCCGCGACTCCAAGGGCGTCCCGAAGGAAGTCAAACCCCAACCAGCTTTGCTGCGCGAACCTTTCCCGGGTTTCGACCTGTTCCAGTGGAAATGGATGGTGGTAGCCAGCCTGGCGTTGCGGGGCAACTCCTATCACCTGGTCACGTCCCGCGACAAACTGAACAACCCCACCTCCTTGTTGCCTTTGCATCCCGACATCGTGTTTCTGGAGCGCCGCCCCGACATCCTGATGTGGTTCGAGCCGGTCTACCGGGTGATGGGCGAGCAGGTCAACCGCGCCGACATGATCCACATCCGCCGCTTCACCATGCCCGGCGAACCGTGGGGATTGAGCCCCGTCAAGCAGGCCGCCGTCGCGATCGGCATGAGCCTGGGCGCCGAAGAGTTTGGTTACCGGTATTTTAAAGAATCCGCAAATCCGAGCGGTATTCTGTTCACCGATCAGGATCTCGACGAGAAAGCTGTCGAACGTCAGCAAAAAAATTGGATCGCGAGTCACGGCGGACGTCGGTTACCGGCGGTATTAACGAACGGGTTCCAATGGCAGAATTTGACAATTAGCCCGGAAGAATCACAATTCCTCGCGACCAGGCAATTTCAACGCAGCGAAATTTGTTTAATGTACGGGGTGCCGCCAATCCTCATCGGAGACACGAAAGAATGCGTGGTAGCGGGCACTCTGATGACGATGGCTGACGGCAGCCGCAAGCTGGTGGAAGATCTGCGCGTCGGTGATCGTGTGATGGCGTGGGACGGCTCCAAACTTGTCGCGTCACCAGTGTCATGGATCGGTACGCCACCGATCAAGCCGATCGTCAAGATGACTACTGTGCGGGGACGGGAATTGACCTGCACGGCGGATCACCCGATTTTGGGTCTCCAGCGGCTGCGCAGCCCCGGCAACCGGCCCCTGCCAACCGATGGTGAATGGCTCTACGCCGGCGATCTTCAACCAGGCAACTATGTGCGTATCGGCCTCGGTCACCTGCCCGACGAAACGGGGCACCTGTCGGGCGATATCGGCTACTTCCTCGGCTCGATGGTCGGCGACGGGCACATCCGCATGGACCATAAGCACTACTCGTGCTGGGCCAACACCAATCTTGACGTGATCGCCCGGATGAGCAACATCGTGCAATCCCTTGGTGGCAGCCTGAAATTCCGTGGACATCGCAGCTTCGATCTGCTCAACAGCGGCCACACCTCAGTCATCGGCGGCATCCTCAAGGAATCCGGTCTCGTCGGCAGCCACGCCCACGACAAGTTCGTTCCCGACATGGTCATGGCAGGCGGCCCCGCCGCGTGGCGTGGATTCCTGTCCGGTTATTTCGATGCCGACGGCTGCGTGTCCATTACCGCCAAGCAGCCGCACGCGCATTTCGCGTCGACCAGCCGCGAACTGCTTGAAGGCTGCCAGCACTTGCTGGCGCTGCTGGGCATCAATTCGTCACTGTGCCTCGGCAGTCGGGGCGGGCGGCGCACAATGCCGCGCGGCGGCGAATCCGATTGCCGCGATGCATGGCAACTGCGGGTGAAAGGCAAAGGCGAGTTGGCGAAACTGGCGCAGACCCTCGACCTCGCGCACTGGGCTAAGAAGCGGAAGTTGGCGGCGTTCACCGGCTCCGGCAAACAAGTCCGACCAGTTGTCTTCGAGTTCGACCGTGTCAAGACCATCGAGCATCTGGGCGACGGTCAGACAGTCGGCATCGAGATCGAGGGCACCCACACCCACGTCACCAACGGGATCATCAGTCACAACACCACCGCGTGGGGTACAGGTGTGGAGCAAATCACTTTGGGCGCAATAACTTTCACGTTCCGCGCCTGGACCTCGTGCATGGAGTCGATGGTTTCGCGGTGTCTGCCCCGCGGGCAGTATTGCCAATTCGACTATGACTCGCTGCTGCGCGGCGACATCGAGGGCCGCTACAAGGCGTACGCGCTGGCGCTGGGCTCCTCGACCGCCAACCCGTGGATCGCCGCCAACGAGGTCCGCGCGAAGGAGGAAATGGACCCGATCGAGGGCGGCGAGCAGCTCTACATCTCCAACCGCATGATGCCCGCCACCTTCCCACCCGCCGCGAACAACCC